CGTAAAGACTTTAGGTAGTTGACTACCCACCAGTTCGATAACCCAGTACCAGCACCTTGTTCTAGTGACTTGGTATATCCGAGAAAGTCTGGCATGAGGTCCGTCGCTTCCCGTGCGATAAAATCTATCTCATCAAGAAACTTAGGAATATCCAGTCCCAGTCTGAATTTATCCCCTTTCATGCAGAAGTTAACAAACTCCTCACGGAGAGGATGGTACTTACAATTTTCCAAAATGGATAACTGCCGTAGAGCTACCATCTTAGGCCCCCATATGTCAGGGTCATAATAGCGTTCTTGTTCACACAGCCTACCCAACGCTCGATAGGTTGAATAAACACCCACACATACGTCGTCAACTCTATATTCGTCGTGATGCCAACGACGAAGGTATGTGCAGTCATGTTCGCTCGCGTACTGCTTGTCTACGTTCATGTCCTGGCCATGAGCAGTATACGATTGCGTTACATCCTCCACAGATATTCCAGGGTAACTAAGTACTCCATCATCACCTAGACACTGTGAATTTGGGTTTAGCATCGTTCGTCTATTTTGTGCCGCCTCATATTGTAGACTTCGGTGAGTTAGCGTTTCATCAAAATTCGTTCCTCCGGAACCGGAGCCCATTCCATGCAATCCAGTGAGGATACGATCCATGTCGATAGCCAGAGGTATGCTATACTTGACAGGGAAGACATCAGTTAACCAACGACGACAATTAGAATCTTGACCCATGATAGCAGTGATGATTTTCCTGGCCGCATCCTGCATATCTTGATTAAAGTGTTGGTCAAACTTAGAGAAATCAGTGCAAATTACCAAATCGTGGCGCCCTTTTGTATCGAACAACTTAGTTATTCGTTTATCCACTTCCTCCATGCTAACCCAAGCTGGAGTAAACAATCTACGTTGCGCAATTTCGATTGCTGGTTGGTAAAATTGCAGTTCACAGATATTTACAGCGTATGGAAACATCCAAACAACACGCTGTTTAACATCATCATCTGTAGGTCCACCTTCTTGGCCCCTCCATCCTAATACGGCCGCCGAATACCATTCGGACATTGCTAGGTACTGTTTTGTCTGAATACCTAAATACTCTAAACGAGCAGGCAATGTTTTATCAGTCACGGCTCTACGTTTTGCAAAATAGGGTGAGCCAGAGTTTGTTGATTTCTTCATGATATCAACTGTTTTGCGCTGGGACCTTAATAGCAATCCGCGGGGATTGCCCCATTCTCTGATTACTGCTGCTATTGCAGAATCAGAGACTGGGCTTGAGTCTAAGGAGATCGACTCATAGTAAGATCGAATGTCATCCATCCTTTCAGACAAAGGTTTCTGGATGCTCAAAGGACCGACCTTCTTCGCGAGGTCATTTTCAAAGTTTAGCAAAGTGGGCCACTTCGACTCGATAGAGTCAATGGTTGGCTTCCACTTCTCCAAAACCTTATCTAGTGACACTCCGCGATAAAACGTGGTTCGGTACTCTTCACTATTTCCGGATCGAGTCCTGTCAAAGTAGGACCTTAATCCGGGATTTGGTAGATTAAAATAATCTCCAAACTTAAGTTCGTTACTTTTAGACAATAAGTAACCTCCTTTCTTAAGAATTTTGGCTCGTTAAATAAATCTTTCGATCATATCGAACCAAAAGTGATACATTCTTGAGACTCTGGTTGTCGGAGGTTCTTCCTGCGACATTCTGTAGTCTGTCCATGCATCAAGGACTTCGCTCATTGAATCTTCAAGTAGAGTAAGGTCTTCATCTGACCTTCTCAAACACTCTTCATTCAATGATTTCAATAAATCATTAAATTTTTCGTCCATTTGCTACTTTTCCTTTCTAAAG